CTATTTTATCCATACGAGTAATATTAGATATTGGAAGTTTATCCTCACCATAAATTTCTCTTAGGACATAATACTCCTTCACTGCGTTCTTTGCTGCAGTTTCGATATCTTCACCCTCTGCAATAAGATGAGTATCTTCTCCATCTGCATTCTTATAAAATAGTTTTATCTTTTCCATGATCTCTCTCTACGACCTATATGACTTTTGAGTTTTGCGAGTTGAGAGAGGTACGTCATATAGGCCGTGTTCTTTAGGACAGGTATAAAGGCCCTGTCCAATTTATTTGATACATACCATCTAACACGTTACCTCTCGCAGAGTTAGTGGCAGGTTTATTCCAACCGGCAGGTTTTAGAATGTCACCCTTTTTGAATTTTTTAGTGTCTTCTTTCACAATGAAACCCCAACATGAACCACCAATAGATCCACCATTACCCGTTGCAATTTTTATATACTTTGCACCTTCTTTGACAACAAACCCATTGATGAAATCACTAACCATTTTTTTACCTATGTCTGTATTAAGACCATCACCATATCTCTTCTTGTAGTCTGTGATTGCAGACTCGATTAAAGTTTTGATACCATCCTCTAGGGTTACTGCACTTTTTTCAACTAATACTGTCATAATATGTTCTCTCTCTTGTTATTAACTATACTACTATAATAGACGATTCGTTTTCAAATGTCAAGTATTATTTTATTTTACTTTCTAAAATACTAATACGACTCGATAGATCATTGATAGATTTGTTCAAGTCATTGTTTGTTGGTGGATTGTAGGTCTGTTGATACAACTGTTTCACTCTTTTATTAAGTGCAACCATAATCCTAAAGATAGAGTTATTTGTTATATCTTTTCCCTCGTTGATACTCTGTACCAACTCTTCAATTTCTTTATCATCCATCATGACATTAACATAAAATTATCATTCCAATTAAACGCTTCACATACAACATTAGTTGATAATCCCTTATATACTTGATGTAACTTTTTGTCTTTTGCATTTACTAGAAGTGCAGCTTCAGACTCATGTAGACCCTCTAACATCTGAACAAACATCTGTTCTTTTTTCCATTGTGGTGTTTCACCATCACCACCTTTGATGAAGTGCCATAGTTTCCTCGACTCTGTTGCAAGTGTGGTGTGTTCTGTTCCAGCTGGTGCTTCGTTCTTTGTGTAAGGAACATCACCCTCTGGTAACACCCATTTTATGTTTGGGTCAAAAGATGACTTTAGAACTGATCTCAACGCTGGTGAGTTGTGTTCTTTTAAAATCTTGACCTTTTGGTCTTTTGTTTTTGCCTTATGTACTTTGTCAAGGACTTCTGAAAATAGTAGTGTTATACCTGCCATTAAAATTCTCCAATGTTTTCAGTTAACTCTTTGAGTTTATTTTTCATAAAATAATTTAGGAGTTTACTACGATCACCATGTGGTGCGTTATTATATTCTAATCTAATTTGATTTTTGAGTTCCTCTGGTGTTTTTGATAAATCAATCAGAGTTGAGTTTCTTTGAAAGTTTCGTTTCACTTCATCATTCCAATCACTTCCACCACCTAAGAGCCAAGATTGTATTTTCTTTCTACTTAGTGGTCTTTGCCTTAAACCATCTACAAAAGTATTATCTGGTGATAGTATGTTTGGTACACCATCACTTGTATCACCTTTTAATATATGTTCTTTTAAATATATAGTAGGATCAAATCCATTGACTTGTTTTTTTGTAATAGGACTCCACTGTGTAACATTTGGATATTTCTGTAGTTGAATAAAGTCTTTATCTCCAGAGATAATCATAATCTTTTCATTTTTATTTTCCTCACATAAAAAACCTATGATGTCATCTGCCTCTGCACCGAACACCTCAAGATATTTGTAAGGGAAGTTTTGTTTGATTTCATTTCGTATCTTATTGAGAGTTCCAAAAATATCCTCCCAATCTAGATCTGACTCCTCTCGACCTTTTCTACGACTTGCTTTGTACTCTGGAAAGTAATCCCTTCTCCACGAATGTTTCGAGTCCCAAGTAAGAACCACCTCACCATATTCATTGTGATGCTCTTTTCTATACATACGAATAGAATTAAGTATCATATGTCGAACCATATTTTCATCTATGGTTTTATTATTATTCATTTTCATGTTCATCATCAGATTTGCTAATGCAATCTGATTCATATCAATAACTATCATTTTTTATTTACATAATAAGCGTTGAAGCTCATACTCCTTCTCTCACCATCTACATAAAATGGAAAAACAGAATGTTTTAACCAAGATGGAAACACTAACATCTTACCTACCTCTGGTTTAAATGTGAGTGTGTCACTTCGTAGATTTTGTTTATCACCTTGCATAAACTGTATCATACCAGACACAGGATAATGATCTTCCATCTCTTTATCATAGAACTCGTCCATGCCTTTTGGTATCTTCAAGTATATCACTGCTGACAGGTGGCCACTATGTTGATGCCATGGGTTGTACTCACCCTTGTATTGACTCACTATCCAAGATTGACTTATACTTATATTATCCTCAGTTGGATGTAGATTACCTTGTGTTGGGTGATGTAATACCATATTATCTATATATGCACGACTTACACCTATCATGTGTCTAAGGTAAGTAAGACACGCACCCTTGAGAATGCTTTTACAGTAGTCACCATCCTCTTTGTTGACTATCGGTATCTGAACTTCTTTATGAACTTTACCTACGAGATGGTTCGACCAATCCCATTGTGCAGATTTTGTATCATCACTTAGAACCTCGTCACCAATCTCATTTACTATCTCTAAAAATCTCTTTGGTACTTCCGTTTCCAATATACTTGGACTAAATGGTGTATGGAATGTTTCACTCTTCTTCATATTCGCCTTCTAAATATTCTATCAGTTCAACCACCACATCACCTCTAAACTTTGTGTATACATCTTTTTTGTCTTTGGTTCTTGTGGGTACTATTATATATGGTATTAAATCAGACAGTGGGTGGGTGTATCCAAGTTCTCTGAATAATATGGATTTAAGAACCTCATTCATAAAGCCTATGTCACGAATGAAATCCTTTCCTGTAATCTTTACATCATTCTCTTTGAGAGTATGTATGAGTTGAACCATCACACTCTCAGAGAGTCCTTCGATTATATCCATCTCCTCTTGGACAATCTGTTCTCTAGTCTTACCACCCTTGAGTGGTTTGGAGTTTTGTAACTTTTCACTTGATGGCCAGGGGCCAACTATCACATTACTCCACTTGGTTTTATCGTCACCCATTGTACTTTCTTTTCCTCATACTCACCATAGAAATTGTCAATCCAATCACCATGTTTGAGATAGTGTTGCATATTTCTGACGTAACCCTCTTTACTATGTAGTTTTGCTTTCGAGCCTTTTACATCTCGTCTGACCTCACCTCTGAGTGCAGTGATTTGTTCTTTAGTGCTTTTAATCCACGACCTCACATTTTTCAAACATAGTGGATGGTCGTCTGCTCTTGCGAGAACCTCTGGACAAATGTTTTGATGTTGTGCAGGCCCTTTGGCTTCTCTTGCTTTTGCAAGACGTTCAACTGCAGCCGCCTTCTGCTCTGGGGTCATTGGTTTACGTTTACGTTTAATTTTCACCATAATATTTATACCTCTCTAAAATATTAAATTCAAAATCGGAACTCCAACATAGATTAACAATATGATACTCACATAAAAACCTATAATCAAAGTTATTAATAGTTTTACTAACTTACCTAACATTTGTATTTTTTTCTTACCATTTCTACTGTATCTTTGACAATCGTTGGATATACTCCTAAATATGTACCAGCTTTTAGACTATCCTTTTTTATCAACTCTTTGTGATGATGTTTTATCATATCATAATTTTTCAAAAGTATTTTTGCTACCTTGTCAAACGTGGCATCCTCAGCAATAGGATTATCTTGTTTGTAGTAAGCATATGACATCATGAGATATAAAGGAACTGTCATGTTGACATTTTCTTTTATCTTGTTCTTTATCATACTATCTATCACACTTCCACCTCATTCATTAGTGTGTCTTCTGCACAGTTGATTGCTGTTGCAGTATCGGTCAAACCTTTATCAGATAATATTAGATATAAATCTTGTAGTGCGATTTGTATTTCTTCTGTTGACATTCCACTTTCTATCTGTATCATGCAGCCACCTTTTGACCTGTGAACACATAAGGTTTATTCCATTTACCAATGTTAATGTCAACATAGTATGCAGTGTCAAAGTAATCAACCATTGCATCTGACTTGTCATACCACTTGTTACCTTTCATCGCTTTTACAAGGTCTTTAAGAAAATCTCTTTTAGTTCCAGAATACCAAGTGTCTATGTGATAAGTGTTAACTTGAATATAACCATCACCATGACTAAAGTGACCACTGAAATCTAGAACACCAGATTGAATAGTAACAACTAATGAACTGTAATGGTTTATTGAAATAGTGCCTTTCATACCATACTTTTTAAGGACTGCCTTAATAGCAGGAGCAAGGTCTTTTTTGTCTTGTTGTGAAATATACGCCATGTTTACCTCTCTATGTTATTAACGAATCATTCTCTCTACTATTATAATACCAAAAAGTGATTCTATTGTCAAGAGGTTTTTTTGAACAGATATAAAAAAATTAAAAAAAGTAGTGCAACTTGTATGACTATAAGTTCATGTAACATATATCTATCATCACTTACAAACTCACCGAAAGTTGCGACTAGAAAGATAGTGAGAAAGTATGATATTATAGGACTGGCCAGTATTAGACTATAGTTCTCCACCACAGTGTGGGCAAATCTTTGTATTTTCTTTTTTGACTTCATTTATTGTTTTCTGTAATGACTTAGAGTCTTTGACTAACCTTTTCATTACATCCTTTCTACGTTCAGATTTTGCCCGTTGTAGTTCACTTTTGAGGGTGTTTTTTAGTTTCTGTAATCTTTCTTCAAACACTGGAATGAAAGAAGTTATCATCTCTAGTCCTTGTGTAATTTAACAAAATAATCTGCGTCTACTAATACTAGGGGTTTATGGTTGTTCTTCTTTAAAAATACTACAGGTTGATAGTCACCACAGTTTGACTCTGCTTGACTATAGGCTTCCCATAGGTTTAATCTCTCTTGGTTTTTACATTCTATTGAATATGGAAACTTTTCTCTTGCAGCTCTTGCCATAATTAAATCTTCACCACCAGCACCCATAGACCTCGACTCGATATCCTCTGGATGGACACCAAGTGTCTCTATGAGTTTATCACGAACCCATTGTTGAAATCTGCGACCCTTCGCTTTTGCACTCTGAGTTTTCATACAATTCTTTCGTCACTATACCTATTCTCATTCTCTAAAGTTTGTTTCACACATTGGTCACATCTACAACGATCACATATTTTTATGAGTGGTGTTCCATCACCCTCTCGACCAGGCTCTAATACTTCGTTCAAAGAAGTTCCACAATGTGACCTACGACCACAGTTATTACAATAATCACTCATCATCATATTCCTCTAACAAATCTTCATTCTCTTCTGTCAAGTCATCACCACAAAAAGGACAATGCATAATCTTATATAGTCGTTTGTCCATATTGTGTGTTATACGAAACTCAGCGTCACACGACTCACAGTACACTAATTTTTTCATTAGATTTCACAACCACCAGCAACACACGCAAGTTCTTGTGAACTGGTAGTCATGTCTTGAGTTTCATACTCACCAAGTTTTGTCCAATCAACATTAGTCGGCATCATCTTCAATATCTCTTTATATTGCACTTCGTCACAATCTTGATAAGGTGCTTGTTTATATGTATGTTCACTAAATGGTAAGAATGACACACCAGACATATAATCAAAATGTTCGTAGACCCATGCACCAACTTCTAACCACTCATGTTCCTTTACTGAGATAGTTACAGATGGTTTATGTTCACACCAATGTTTCTGGTATACTAACCATAACTCAAGTTGTTCAATCGCAGTCATGTCAGTTCTGAATACGGCACCCTTGTCTACTTTCATTGGGAAAGAGAACACAGCAGTGTGACTTGGGTTCATCACATCATCCTCTACTGGAAATCCAGCATCTACCATCATCTTTGTAAGTGGGTCTTTCTTGTCACCACGAACAGTTCTAATATAGTATGGATTATGTCTTGCATGAATACCAGAGGCCGCATCTACTAACTGTGATACTGTTCCAGATGGTTTGACACAAGTGATTGATACTGATTGATTGATACCTAGTTTCTTTGCCCAGACTTTATTTGTTTCTACTGCGACCTCTCTGAGTTCTGTGAGAAGTTTTTCTAAGTCACCAGCTTTACCATTTGTTAGTTTACAATCCATGATACCTGTGAGTGATACTCCAAGTAATCTCTCCTCTTCACAGTTTCTTTTCCATGCACTTGAAACATACTTGAAGTTTGTAAGTGTTGATTGGAATGTTCCTATGATGGTTGCAAGTTTCACTTTCTCAAGTAGTGTTTCTCTGGTATCTGTTGGTCTTACCACACACTCTGATAGATTACAGAACTCTCTATCTCTGAGTATAATTTCTGAACATGGGTTCGTTCCAAACTCATGACCTTCGATTTGTCTACGTCCAGTTTTCTCTGCCATCTTGTTTGCAGATGCACGATTAAAGATACCACGTTCTCCAGACTTCGACTCGTAAAGTGATTTCCACTCGTCCATGAATATACCCATATCTGGTTTCTCTGTGTAACAAGCAGAGTTGTTTGCAAGTGCTCTCTGTCCATTATCGTTCCACCACTGACCAGACTTTGCATGACGCATTCTATCGTCTGATAGATTTGATAATGATATCAATGCACTTCTTCTTACACCACCCACCACAACAATCTCTGCAACTTTACATACAATATCGTGACACTCTATCGATGATAGTTTTCTACCTCTTGCGTGTTGAAATGTAGTGACACAGAACTCAAACAATCTCTCTAATGGCTCTGGGCCAGATGCACGACCACCAAATGTTTTTAGTGGGGCACCTGCTGGTCTAACTTTTGACATATCCCATCTTGGTATCTGACCAATGTATAACATACCTAATAGTTCTTTGAAAGCTTTTGCCCAACCTAGTTTACTATCTGCAACAGTAATCATAGTATCTGAGTGAAAGAACTCCTCTGCGACCACTGGAAGTTTTTGAGTAAACTGTCTTTCTACTGAGAATCCAACTCCAGTTCCATTCATCAACACATAAAGTATTTCATCAAAGGCTGCAACCCTGTCTACTGCAACATACGAACAATTATACCCAGCAATGTTTTCTCTTTTCAACGCTTCACCAGCAGTCATCAAACATCTCATAGACGGCATGACCTTTTGTTCTAGTATCGCATTTTCTAATTCTTCTTTTGTTTTACTGTCTAACTTATAGTCACACATCTCTTGTAGATGTTCCTCAAAAAAGTTGAAGTATCTCTCTATAGTTTCACCCCAAGTTTCTCTACGACCCTCTTCCTCTAACCATCGTGAGTATCTCGAAAGGTGAATGAATTGTTGATATTGTGTTGGTAGTTGATTAGACATTTACTTTTCTCCATGTTGCGAACTTCATCTTGGCCATGTTGCCCTGATAAGTATTATTCTTAATTACTGTTTGTATCTGGTCTTTAGTCATTCCAGATAGTATCATATCGTTTATATCTTTTTCTTTCACATCGTCAGGCCACAAAACAACATTGTAACCCTTGTCTATGATCTGTTTCACTTGTATCATAATCTGTTTGTTTCTTCTTTCATTATCAAATACTATTGTTGTGTTCTCTTTCGGTATGTCTTTTGCAAAGTTAGTTGAACCAGCAACTGCAATGCAATTGTCGAGAAAGA